ACTGTCTCGTGAGTTCCAGTAACCTCAACAACTTTCTTAGAAATTTGTGTTTGGTTAGTTAGACGAGTAGTAGCGGTAGTTGCAGCCGTGCCAGCAGCAGCTCCCTCAACGTGATAGTTATTAATTACAGCTGCAGCGAGTGCATCTGTTTGCCACTCAAATAGAGTGTTAGATACTGAACCCTTGCCAGCAATGCTGGATAGGAACGGAGTATCTGTTGGTGAAATATCATATATTACATCAGACAAATCCTCTCGAATCGCTGTTGCATCATATGTTTTAAATTGCGTTGGCATTATTTATTCTCCGTCAAAGCATATCATAAAATAAGGAGGCGGCATCATCTTGCTTACCAGACTTCCTTAACCGAGCACGCTTTTTCTTTAGTTCTTCAGTGGCTGCATCTTCTTTTGAGTTTCCTCTTCCAGCTTTTTGTACTTTAGGAACTTTCTTAACTGCTTTCTTCTTTGGAGCAACCTTCTTTGTTAGCTTATCAAACTCCATAGCTTTCTTAATAATCAAGACACTACGGTGGTCTGCTAACTGGTTAATCTCTTCTGGTCGAAAGCCTACTGAAGTAGCGTAATTTAATACGTCCTTCTTTATAGTAGATTCTCTATCGTTCCACTCAGGTAAAGCATCAACTAATCTAGAGTATTCTTGTTGAACAAAACTTGCTCTAGCTTTATTTTGAGCATCAGCTTGTTCTTGTTGTACTAGAACTTGCTGTTGTGCTACGTTGTTAACTCTTTCCTGTGCATCTCTGTACTCATCCTTCTTGAGCATATAAGCATATGGGTCTTCTTCTTTCAAAGTTGTCCAATCAGTATTCTCAAATTCACTCAGCTTAGCCGATTGTTGCTCTTGCAACATCTGTAAACCATTTGCGTACATTTGCCTCTCTTGCTCTAGTCGCTGACGCTCGGATTGAATTTGTTCAGTGCCCTTGCGTTGCTCTGCTAATGCTTGAGACTTACGAGTATAGTCAGCCTGCCTTTGGTATCCATTCTTGAGTTCATCTATACCAACTTCATAGTCTTGTCCATCCACCTTTACAGTGTATTTTAAGTCTTCTTCCGCTACTACTTCAAACTCTTCTTCTTCTACCTCTTCTTCGGTTTCTTCCTCAGCTTGTCCTTCCTCTTCCGATTCTGGGGCTTCTTCTTCTACCTCTTCAGCTTCCTGTGTTTCCTCTACTACTTCCTCGTCTGACGTAGCTTTGGTTTCCTCGCTTGCGGTTTGCTCTTGTGAGTCCCACATACTTAGGATTTTATTACTTGCTTCAGCAGTTGTACCTGCTGATGCTCTATTATCTACAACTTCTTGGGTGTTCTCTTCAGAATCCATTGGTCACTCCTCTCGCTTAGTTAAAAAAATCTTGCTCCCTTTCAGCAAGTGTGCCTGTTTCAAGTACCGACTTAATATGTTGATGTACTAAGTCCAGTGCCTTTATTGTTATATACAATCTGTCTCTTTCCACTTCCTCGGCTACTCTGGTATTTAAGAGATGTTCTATTAACGCTTCTCTTACTGTGGACAGAGCCTCTACATATAGAGGATGTTCTAAAATCTGTTTAGCCTGATCCGCCCTGGCTATCTCTTCTCCCTTCTTCTTTCCCATACTAGTTTCCTATCTTAACAGCCCTTTCCTGTTCTCTTTCTAATACAAGTTCTTGTTGTTTAAGTGCAAGTTCTGCTTTCTTAATCTCAAGTTCTTGTGCCTTAATCTGCATATCAACAGATGCCTCTTGTTTCTTAAGTTCTAAATCTTGTTGAGCTATCTGAGCTTCAAGTTGCATCTCTTGTTGTTTAATTGCAGACTCTTGTTGTATCTTCTGCATCTTAACTTCAATCTCTTTAGCTTTAAGCTGAGCTTCCATCTGCTTAGCTTGTTCTTCTGGAGAAGGTCCTTGATTTTGAGGAACGTCCTGATCGCCTGGGTCTGTAATGAAGTCATCTACATTCTTCATACCCATCGCTTTTATTTGCTCAGCTACCAAGTTATATACATTCTTAGGCTTGAGTAACATACCTGCTGCTGGGTGCTGTGCAATCATCTGTATTGTTTGTGCCAATCTTCCCAAGTGCATAAGATTCATATCTTTATTACCAAAACCTAAACCAACCTGTGCAGTACAATCAACTTTATCTTTCCACTCGTGTGGATATAAAGTAGTCCAAGTGTTGTTCAGTCTGACAATTTTGTCAGGCTTTTCAAACTTCTGTACCAATTGATATACAGATTGTGCCAGGTCCTTCATACCTGTTTCAGCGAATACTCTTGCTATTAATTCTATCTTCTGCTGTGCTGCGGTCATAACTTGACCTATACCTGTAGCAGTTTGATGTGACTTCAAGCCACCTTCAGATAGACCCATTGAGTTCTTGCTAACACCAGTTCGTTCTTCTCTAATACTATCTAGGTAGCCTAGCATATTAAAAGAGTTCTGGTCTAGTTGTGGTGTTCCTAGAGGATTAACCGCACCTGGGGTACGTACTCTTACAATACCCCCTGGTCTAGAAGTCATTAGGTCATCTAAATTTACTTGTCCTTCGACTACTTCATAACGCCCATTGTTTGTTAGATACATATTATCTAATAAGTTACGCATTAAGGTAGTCTTAATTAGTTGAAGGTCAGAGATTAAGTCATAAATACTCAGACCATAGAACTTATGAGGCATTGGGATAGGTGTAAGGGAGGAGAAGGGAACACTATCCACAGCCTCATTGTCTAACAGTTCGTCTCCAACCTTCGTTATTTTTCTTAATTCGGCTATACCATCGTTGTCATAATCTACTCTTGTATAACATTCAACAACCCATAAACCGTCATCTATATCACCTTCTGGTGCATTGTCTTGTTCGTGTGAGAACCTAGCAAGTCTTTCAGACTTATAATCTGCTTCATCATTATTAAAAGCATTCTCTATCTTACTCTTAGGATAGCCTTGCTCTATTAATTCTGACTTAGTTCTCTTTACTCTATGAGCAACAAATCTTGCATCTTGTATTGTCTTAGCATATTTGTTAATCAAAAATTCTTCTGGAGGTACAGCTTCTATTCTAACCTGTCCTTCCTCGTATGTTCTATTTACTACAACATCGTGTGTTATTGGTTCTTTCGGTTCTAAAGAAAGAAGGTCTTCTTCCTGATCACCACCATTTTCAGTGTGTTGTTTTACTTCTACATTATCTTCCATCAAAAGAGCTGTGAACTCTTCTTCTGTTAAGTTCTTATACTCTTCTCTTAATGTCTCACTTTCATCTGACCAGTAATGCTTTATTATACCGTTCTTCTGTAGTAAAGCATCCTTGAACCATTGATATATGATGGAAAACCCTGGGTTCTGACGCATAATAACATAGTTAGTATAGTCAGTAGACTGCTTTGCCATCTCAACATCTTCTGGTCCTTGAGGCTCAAACTGTACAACCTTATCGCCAGAAGTAAATATCTTCATAAGGCTAGGCATAATCCATTCGATTACATCTGCTACATCTCTTGTGACAATTTGAGAACGACCCTCTTGCTCATTACCATACTTCTTACCATAATAGCGGTCTAATGCGTCTGAGCGTTGTGCTGTGAGTTTGCCATCTTTATACCCTAGTGCGGAACTTATTTCCTGCTCTAAGTGAGCAGACAGCTCCCTCTTTGTCATTTTAGCCATAAATTATTTACCTTTATTAATAGGGTACTTCGTTTCTTTAGGTGGTGGTGGACTCTTGCTTACAATCTTCATTATCTCTTTGATGTCTTCAATGTTTTCCGCCATCTCTATTATCTTATTTTCTAACCATTTCGGATTCATATCTTCTCCTATACTATCCAACTTAAATCAGTCTTAGGGAGTTCCTTTCCCCAGACACTATCATTACCAGTAAATACTACATCAGTTATAGCTAAGTACCTAAAGGCATCGCTGGCGTGAGAGGTCCAATCGTGGACTGGCTTCTGCGACCAGATTTTCTTCTTGTCATCATAACTACTTCTATATTGTAGTAATGCTTCCAATCCTTTCTTAGTGTTATCTGCATCAAACCAACACTTGTTTAAATAAGTTCTAGTGGTATCTATACCATCCATTACTTTTAATTTTGGTGCGACTTGGAAATCTATTCCTAAGTCATAAGCCAGGTCCCTTCTCGATTTACCAGTAGAAAACTCTCTAACTACTATATCGTGTGGTGCAATATGAGCACCATACTGATAACCTTTCTTATTTAGTACATCTATATAGAAGGGTAAACCTTCATTTGAACTTTCAAAATAATCTATAAGATGTACTGCTTTTCCTACAAATTGTGCAAACCAAATTGAAGTTGCGTCTGAGACACCAAGGTCCCAGCACGTTACTACCTGCTTAGCCGGGTCATAAGGGACTTTCCCCACTCGGTCTTCATCATAGCAAGTTTCAATCTCTTTAGCATAATACGCACCTCTAAGTGCAGCAGACCAAGAACACTCGTATTCTTGTTCAAATTCAGTTTCTGCCATATCTTGTTTCGCAAGTTCCAATTCCTCATCATCTAATATCCCCGTTTCACTAGCCTTATATAAGAACCTAGCCCAACCTTTCTTATCTGGTGCGGTATGGTATAGGTCATAAAAATCATTCTTTCCCTTTGGTGTGCCAATAAATATGGCATATCCCTTCCTGTCAGATAGAGCGGGCCTTATTACTTCAGAGAACATCTTTGGGTTCATCTGAGCAAATTCATCGAGCACAACTCCGTCTAAATAAATTCCTCTGAGAGTATCATAATTATCTGCACCATATAATTGTATCCTTGCTCCCATAAAGTCGGCTCTCAATTCCGCTTCATTGAATTTCACTTCCGGAAATACAGCACATAGTCTCTTCAATTCATCCCAAGCAACTGTCTTAGCTTGCTTGAATAGTGGTGCTAAGTAGGCATACCTTGGTGCAGGCTTACCTCTTATAACATCCTCTACAGCACTCTTAATCAGCTGGTTAATAGCAAATACTGTTTTACCAAACCTACGATGACAAACAACAACATTAAATCTGTCCAAGTTATTATGTATTTCATTCTGTAATTCCCTAGGTGTGTACGGAATTACTATTTCTTTGCGTTTCTCTAGTTGTTCCATCCTTATTCAAGTGTCCCTTCTTAACTAATATTAACTTACTAAGGTTCTCGGCTACTTTATCGGATAACTTGTCTTCCTCTATTAACTTATTTTTCAAACGTGAGTGAATCCTAGAAAGCATTAGTGAACCTTATCGTCTTTATCCCTTAAAATCTGATTGGCATCTGCAATATCTGCCTCTTTATCCGACCATTTAATATCAAAAGTCCTGTCTTCCACAACAACAGTATGTTTCGGGGACCAGCCTGCCTGTGTCTTCAGCCAAAACGTAGTCATACTAGGTGATTCACCTGACACAGCCATTTCATACGCTACGCCAGCAACTCTCGCAGTTCTTTTTTCTCTACCTACTAATAAATTATGTGAAAAATATTTAGTTAATGTAGCATTAGAAATACCCATTACTTTGGAGATAGTATGTTGGTCTAATCCAATAGTAACCATCTCTTCTACCTTAGAATAATCGTCGTCAGTAGGCTTATACGTCTGTCCTCTCTTGATTCTGGACTTTTTGCCACCAGCTTTCTTAGATTCCTGGGATAAGCCACCAGTAGGTCTTCCTTGCTTGCGTTCAATCTTGATTACAGCATCTGCTGGTACTATTCCCTTAGCAGAAGCCACTGCATATCTTAGTTCTTCTTCTAATTCTTGTTCTATCTCTTTGATTTCTTTCTCAGAGTCAATTGAGATTTCGCCTTTGTTTGCCATACTAGTATTATACCCTAAAAATATTGTTATAGTTGATTCCTAGTATATTCTAAAAGGTTTTTTATAGAATAATAAATAAAGTTTTCTTCTTTAGAGCCTATCTAGGAATAGTAGAGTGTTACTCAGAAAAGATATACAATATTATACCCTGTAAACAAAGGTTGCGTCAAACTATTTCGTTGTTTTTACCTAAAATATATTATTATGCCGAAATTACTGGGTATTACCTTGAAAAATAATAATTTTATACACGGGTTGGTTTCCCCGATTGTTGCAAATTTGCGAAGGGGTATCCCGCCCTCGCTCAAACGCGGAAAAAACCCCGTCGCGAAAGCAATCCGCGATCAAAATATATCCGCCTTCGACGGTCGTCGACGGTCGCGGAATCAAAACTCGTATTGGATACGAAAAATTCCTATCGCGTGATATTCCAAGATTTATATATCAAAATACTAATACACCAAGCAAGCAAAGTTTTATTATTTCACTATTGAGCCTAGACGAGATTGCTGTATAATTCTTTTAACGGTCGCACTTTCGCGGTCGTCTAAATAAGGAAAATATGAACAAAAAAACCCCCCAAAAATCCCGCTCTAAGACGAGCAAGAAAAACACTACAAGCCAATTGGTCGACCAAGCAATAGACGAAAGTTTAATACTTGCGGACGAGTTAACCGCCAAAGCGAAAGCCGAAGCGGTCGAAAGTCTAGCCGAAGCGAAAGCCGAAGCGGAAGCCGAAGCGGTCAATTTAATTGCTTCTGATATGGTCGAGCAAGTAAAGGGTTCAATGGCGGACTTGAACAAGCGTCCAGAAATTGACGTTATAGTCGAGCAAGCCAGAAACCCGCTTCAACATATGGACGAGGATATACATCTCGAAAATATGAGCCAAGACGTCCAAGACTTGGACAAGCAATTGGGTGAAGGTATCAAGGCTAGCGGGCTAGGTTACGACTTAGTCGTCCAAATACTAGCACTTAACGAGGGACGAGTTAGCCAAAGCGGAAAAACTTCACTTTTGCAATATGTCACTCGTAACAAGCAACGAAGTGAAGGCTTAGAAAATGAGTTTTTTCACAAAAATGCTAGCCTTCGAGGAATGATTAAAAGAGCCTTTGATAGTGTTATCAATGACTCGCTTAATGCACTTGAAGAGAGCGACCGTCTAAGGCTTAACGGCGTCGGAACAATCACAACGGGAAAAAATGCTTTACCCCGTTTTGACGAAACCGTCGAAGTTATCGAAACCGAAGCGGAAGCACTTCAACGTGAAGCCGACGAGCAACACGCCAAGACTCAAGTCGACGCCAAGATTGAGTTAGACCATATAAACTGGTTCTACTCGCTTGACGACGAAAAAGTCGAGGAATTGACCGCTAACCGCCTTCAACATATTGAAGATGTGAACAACAAAACAGCGGAAAAGGAAGCACTCGCGAATATAGACACGTCCGAGATTGTTATCCCCGTTGGCGGTTTAATTGCTGAAGTACAACATTCAGTAGAAGCGACCGTTTAACCGCTTCACAACATAGCCCCGCGAAAGCGGGGTTTTTTTTCGTCTATTGAAAAGTACACAAAAAGCTGCAGAAAATCCCAATTTTGACGAGCAACACATAGCCTAATTTCGACGTTCTTACATCAAGCAAGGCTAACCCCTTACCCAAAAATTACACTATCCTATATTATCCAATAGCACCAATTGACGCTTAGACGAGCAACACATAGGCAAATTTGGACTTTTATCCAAAAGCCTTATGTTGGTATCACTATTGACTTATAGCCCCTTATATGAGATAATATCTTTATCAATCGAGTTATGCCGTCTATATTTTATGGATAATGGAATTTCTCGTATTGGATACGAAAATATTTTTAACTATGAAGCGAGGAATAAAAAATATGTCTAAATACAAAAATCTGCAAACATTCTTTCAAGGATTGAATGGAAAATTTGTTGGTGTTCGTTTTATAAAAGCGGACGGTTCAATTAGAAGGATGAATTGCAGAAAAGGTGTTGCAAAATACTTAAAAGGCGGTAAGTCTTGGCATCAAAGAGCGGAAAATAAGCAATATATATCCGTTTTTGATGTAAAAGCGATGGATTATCGGTTAATTAATGTTAATACGATAATTTCTATTCGTTCACAAGGATTAATTCATTTTCTTAACTTAGGTGAGGATAAAAACGAAACATTCACCTTTACTCAAAGGGAGTTGAAGATATGATTGACACTTTAATAATTCATTTTGTCGTTTTTGTTTGTTCTGTTATTGGATTAGGTTGTGTTCTAGTGCCATTCTTTATGGTAGCCAACGATAGGATTAACAAAAAGTACCAAGATACAAGGAAACACGTCAACGAGTTGTAAAAAATATGGGATATTGCTATTAACACTAGTGGGCGATATTCCATACTCTTTATAACTAGGAAAGTGAGGTAAAAAGTGATAAAAGTAGAAGATTTAGTAAAAGGTGAGTGGTATCACATAGATAATGGATTAAAAGTCCAAGCACAATTGCTAGAATCACCAAAGCAAGGTAGGGGATACAAGAAAACTGTGCTGATGAAAGTGATGGGCAGCCAAGCGGGATTTTTTGATGAAATGGGTAGTGTTTATGTTTCAGACATAATCAGACCGTTAGGTGGACCAATACCACCATCAACTTTTGGTTTTTAAGTTGTAAGAACAATGCCTGATCTTAGGATTGGGCATTTTTGTTATAACTATGGAAGGATAATTATGAATATAGAAAACAATTTGCTTGTGCCATTCAAAACACTGAAGGCAGCCAGAGAGTATGTTGAGGGATTTTCAGACCCAAAGAAGATGCCTGGCTGGAGTTATGGATTGCCTACGGATATGTGCAAAACTGGGATGATACTTAAAAAGATACCTACATCTGTATGTTCTGATTGTTATGCGGATAAGGGATTTTATACAGTCTACCCAGCAGTAAAAGCTGCACAGTATAGGCGTTTGAATAGTATTGATAAGCCACGATGGGTTGAAGCGATGATATATGTTATGACTCACGCCAAAGCAATACTCAAGGATAATGTCTTTAGATGGCACGATAGTGGTGATATACAAGGTGTTGAGCATCTGGATAAGATTGTGCAGATAGCACAAGCAACTCCCGATGTAAAATACTGGCTACCCACTAAGGAAAGTGCTTGGATACAAAATTACAATAAGCCTATCCCGAAAAATCTGGTGATCAGGCTGAGTGGTAGTTTTGTGGATGGCAAAGCCCCTAAGTATGCAAACACCAGCACTGTTGTTAGTGATGAGGATGATGCAACTTGTAATTCTTACCTTACGGATAAGAATGGTGAGGTTCACACACAAAAACAATATAATGGATACACTAAAAAGCAGAAGCAAGAGTTTGACTTCGGTCACTGTGGTGAGTGTAGACAATGTTGGGATAGTAGTGTAAAAAATGTAAGTTATCATAAACATTAAGGAGTAAATTATGATTAAAAGTGCAGAATTGGACAGACTTGTTGATGAGTTTAAACAATTGCAAAAGGATATGAAATATCTAGGAGTGGATATAGATTGCAATCTCACCAGTAGAATGGAATTAGAGAAATCAATCGCATTCAACAATAGACTTATGGATGAGTTCCCATATGCTAGGGATTTATTAGCAGATAGATAAGGAGTAAATTATGATTAGTTTTAATATGATTGCGTTGAGAGAAGAGATTGATGAACGCATAGAAGCAGCTATGGATATAGCCAATGAATGTCCTGATATTCTTGATGAAAAAACTGGTCGGCTCAAGTGTCCGATGAATTTTCATACCCCAAGAGGTAATCTTCTTGGGATAATTCAAAGGCAGCAAGAACAGATTGATGAGTTAAGGATCAGGCACGAATTGTTGTGGAAACGATTTGAAATTTTAAAAGAGGAGTGCGATAAGAAATTATGAGTAATTATTATTCTACGCCTAAGAGGGCGATTGAAACATTAAAAGGATACAAGCAAGATGAACCCATCATTTGGGATGCGGTTTATTTTGGTGATTTTGCAGACGATGAACTGACTAAGGATGATTGGCTACAAGTCTGCAGCCGAATCAACAACACTTGTGATATGTTGTTGGATGACCAACTCATTAGAGATATTATAGATGAGGTTATTGATAAACGAAAAGGATAAGGATAAGAAATTATGAGTATTGATTATAATGATATATGGGAATTAGGTGCAACGAGTGATTGCTGTAATGCTGGTGTTTACTTGAATGGGATATGTGCAGAATGCAAAGACCACTGCACACCAGTGTATGAGGAAGAAAAAGTAAGTATAATGGATGTGTATCGAGATGTTGGTATGACTCCAGATGATTTTAAATAAGTAAGGAGTAAAAATATGGATGAAGAAAACAATTTAGGCATTAATGTGCTGAGTTTGTTTGATGGTTCTAGCTGCGGTCGAGTAGCCCTTGAAAGATCAGGGATAAAGGTGCGAAATTATTTTGCATCTGAAGTTGACCCTTGGGCTGAGAAAATTGCTATCAAAAACTACCCTAATAATATAAATTTAGGGGATGTGAATTTTGTTAGTGGCAGACAACTACCAAATATAGACCTGATCCTGGCAGGTTCACCCTGTCAAGGATTTAGTTTTGCTGGTAAGCAACTTGCGTTTGATGACCCCAGGTCCGCACTGTTCTTTGAATTTCTTAGAATATTGGATGAGTGTAGGGCATTCAACCCTAATGTTAAATTCTTATTGGAAAATGTAAGGATGAAGCAAGAGTACCAAGACATAATCAGTGGCTATTTAAAGGTAAAACCAGTAGCGATAAACTCAAGCCTGGTTTCACCACAAAATAGATACCGTTTGTATTGGTGCAACTGGGATATATCGCAGCCCGAAGACAAGGAACTGGTATTGAAAGACATACTGGTTGAGGGATACGGTGATAGTGTTGCTGATCAGGGTAGAACTGTTAAACAAATCAACGTGGATAAAGCTGCTTGTCTATTGGCTAGGGATTACAAAGGATTTGGCAACCAGGCAATGACTGGTGTCCGAACTTGTGAACTTAGAGAATATGATAAGGATGAGGAATGTCATCACGTCGGCACGGCCCTGGATATTAACGGTCACGACATACTTAAGCGTGTGTATTCGGATACGGGCAAAAGTCCTACTCTGAATAGTATGGGTGGAGGTAATCGTGAGCCTAAAGTATTAGTAGCAAGGATGGTAGGCAGACGAATCAACCCCGATACAGGTAAGAGGGATGATTATAATACAGACATCACACCCAAGCAGAGGCTTGAGCCTCGAAAGGATGAGAAGTCTGGATGTTTGACTACTGTTGAGAAGGATAACTTAGTAGTAGAGAAAGGAACGTATCGCCCACTGCTGCCACTAGAGATGGAGCGATTACAAACACTGCCCGATAACTATACCGAGGGAGTGAGCAATACCCAACGCAAGAAAATGTTGGGCAACGGATGGACTGTCGATGTGATAGCCCATATACTTAATGAAGGAGAATTTGTATGATGGCACAAGATATGTTTGAAGAAAACAAAGTGTTACAGGATGAGGTAGATTCTTTAAAGTCTTTGATTGAAAAATACTTGCCTGTAATGAATGAGCAGATATTAATTATGTGTAACATTCAAGATATGCGGGATGATTTTGAAGCAGTAGTCTATGGCTCTGATGAAGAGGAAGAAATCTGTGAAGAATGTCTTATGATAATAGAGGATTGTGAATGTGAGGAGGATGAGGATGACGGATAAAAAATCTTGGAAAATAGAGATAACCCTGTGCCGAACTTTCGATGGCACAGAGGAAGAAGCAGAAGAAGTAGCGTGTGAAGAGGTTGAATACCACGAAGCTAAGATTGATGGTGACCAATTCGTAAGTTACCCTTGTGCCTGGTTAATAAAAGAAATTAAACATAGGGGATAATCAAATGGCACATAAAAATAAATTATATCGTATGGATAATGGCTCATATGTAACTGCAAAGGATGTTATGCGTGCCACTGGTCTTAGCAGACCTGGTGCACACCGCAGATTACAAGCGTCAAGGGATATGGATTGGGTTTTTCTACCATTAAATTCCAAAGAACTACAGACACATCCTATATATGGTCGCACTCACTCTTATGAATGGGAAGATCAGGAAGTTAATGTGGCTATGGGTATACCTATCAACCCTAGTTATATGGATGGGATGTGTTATGGTGAAGCAGTGAAGGATAGGGATGGGAATCTTATGCCATATACAAAGCGAGCTGCCTTGTCGAGATACAGGGATAGGCTTAGAAATCAATGGCGTAAGGATAGAGCAGATACAATACAAAACTTAGAAGAGGAGGAAGAAGATAATGCCTAACTATAAGGTACAGATAGAATCTACAGTATCATACAATTTTGAAGTAGAAATTGAGGATGCTGATGATGAGCAGGATGCTCGTCAGATAGCCGATGATAACTATTGGTCTGACGAATATCACAGGGAAGCTAGGAACTCACAGTTTCACGATGAGTTTGCTATTACTAGTGTCGAGGAAATCATCTACGAGGATGATTCTCTCGATGATGATGATGACTATCCTGGAAGGGATGAGGAGGGAAGATGAGTAAGATGAAAAGATACATAGCTTGGTGTGAAGAAGAGGGATACACTAACGATCAGGGTGAAGTTACCAGTATGAAGTATGCTGATAAGTATATGAAAACTGTGGAATACTTTAAGGAACACACAGCCCAGGAAAGGAAAGTGGCTGAAGATTCAGCGATAACAGGTATGGATTAGTTTATGCTATAATCTACTCTCTTATTTAGATACAGACTTAGACAGTCTAGGATATTTAATTTTATATATTATATATTGAATAAACTCCTAGCCTGTCTTAGTTAGTAATAGTCTTTCTAAGTGTACACTGGTTTCCTTCCTTATTTTCCAGTGTACTCTTAGTAGGATTACCTACTAAACAGGGACCTTCGGGTCATTTTAATGTTAATGTTATAGGAGATGTATATGAGTGCTATGAGTCTAGCTGGTAAGGTGGTTTTTAATCACGTTACAACACCCGATGTGTATAAGGGTACGGAGAAATATTCTTTGACGATTGCTTTGGATAAGAATAGTAAGAAACAGGCAGAGAAACTTGGTCTTAAGACTAGTGAGTATGAGGGTGCAACCCAAATTACTTCTAAGCGTAAGGTTGATTTTGGATTGCCTAAAATCTATAACTCTGATAAAGAGGAAGTAGGTATAAACCATTTGTCGTTGTTCGGTGATGAGGTAACAGTCAAAGTCAAGCAAGGCAAGGGAGACTTTGATGCTTACACTTACTTGGAAGCTATCAGAGTTGAGGCAAAAGCAGAGGGTGTGGAGGATGCAGACCCGTCTGACTTTTAACTTTAGCGACAGGCATTGTTAAGGTGGGGCAGTCAACACGGCTGCCCTTTTAAATTCAAGGGAGGAAGATATGGAAAATGTTCTATTAAGGAAGGAACAGTGTCCCGATTGTGCAGCCACTGGTGGTGACACAAGCAAGGATAACCTGGCTGTGTATTCAGACGGTCAGACACACTGTTTTGCCTGTAACAAACACGGATTTACTGAAAGTCCACCAGGTCCGTTAAACAATAAGGAATACCCAGCACGTCCTAAGAAGGATGAAGACTGGATTGCTGACTATAGAGGTGAATACTATAGCCTACCTGATCGCAAACTTAGGGCGGAAACTCTAGAGAAGTACAGAGTTAAGGCAGAGAAGGATGCTCAAGGTAATGTAATCAAACACCACTATCCCTTTCACAATAAGAAGGGTGAGATGGTTGGTATAAAGACCAGGCTAGTAGCCAATAAGAAATTCTTTTGCAGCGGTGACACCAGTAAAGATAATGCTCTGTTTGGTCAGAGTTTATTCAAGGCTGGAGGAAAGTTTGTTACTGTGTGTGAAGGTGAGTTGGATGCGATGTCAGTCTTTGAGATGTTTGGTTCAAAGTGGGCAAGCGTTAGTATAAACAACGGTGTCAACTGTACTGATAATATCAAAGCTAATATTGAATGGCTCGATTCTTTCGAGACAGTAGTATTATGTTTCGATAATGACATTGCTGGTCGAGAAGCTGCAAAGAAGATTGCACCTATACTTGGTCCTAACAAATGCAAGATACTCACCTTAGCAAAACATAAGGATGCGAGTGAGTACATTATGCACTCTAATGGGAAGGAGTTTGTAGCCGAGTGGTGGAATGATGCGAAGCCATTCATAGTATCAGGTGTTGCGACTGTTGCGGATATGTATACTGCGATGCACAACTATAGGGATACAGAACTGATACCGCTACCCGATGCGTTTGGTAATCTCAATGAGATGATGCGTGGTGGTGTAGCTAGGGGTGAGTTAGTATCTATAATTGCACACACCTCTATTGGTAAGACAACTATACTCAATGAGTTAATCTATCACTTCGCTGTTAACACTAAAGAGAAGATAGGTTGCTTTATGGTTGAGGATAATATAGATGAGACGATCAGGAAAGTTGTGAGCGTACACACTGGTGAGAATATGCAGCTCACTAAGCCTAACGATTTGGATGTAGATAGAATTATGGATGAAGCAATAGATATTGGCTTTGCCTCTAAGATACAACTACATAATGATGGTGGTGGCAGCGTGGACCTGGAGGAAATGTTCAGTAAGATCAGGTACTTTATCAAGGGAGTTGGATGCACGGTCATACTATTAGACCCACTACACACTGCTATAAAGAATCTATCTAACGAGAACATCGAAGAGGTAATGGATAGGTTCATCAAGCTATGCAAGGAGACTAAGGCTACTGTGATACTGAGTACCCACACTAGAAAGCCCGATGATGGCTCACATCCACACAAGATATGTGAGTATGATGTCAAAGGTAGTGGTGCTATACCCCAGGCTTGTCACACTAACATACTATTCTCAAGAGATAAGCTGGCAGAGGATGATTATACTAGAAACTCTACGAGGATTCGTGTGCCGAAAATGAGGAGGACTGGTCAGACTGGAGAGGCTGGATGGGCATACTTTAATGGTGTCACTGGCAGACTAGAGAAAGGACACAATCCTATAATTGAGGGTGATGATGCGGACTTTTAGCTGCGACATAGAAACTGATGGCATCGAGGCAACCAAGGTGTGGTGCATTGCTGTGCATAACATAGACACAGACCAGTGCATCACATTTGCTGGACCTTGTTTAAATCTATTCAAGCCTTGGCTTGTGTCTGAGGCTGACTGCCTGATCTTTCATAATGGTATAGCATTTGATGTGCCAGTGCTGGAAGAACTGTTGGATGTTGATTTTAGTGGTATACAAATAGAGGATACCTTGATTATGAGTCAGCTATATAAACCTAGGCTTGATGGTGGTCACTCACTGTCAGCCTGGGGAGATAGGCTTGGCTTTACTAAAGGTGAATACGATGATTGGTCTAAGTTTACTTTAGAGATGTTGGACTATTGTATTAGAGATACTAAAGTAACAACCAAACTATACAAATATCTTTTAGCTAGTAGTCTTAGTGATGATGCCAAGCAACTTGAGTATGACATCAAGAGGCACTGCTCATTGCAAGAGAAAACTGGTTGGTACTTTGATTTACAAGGTGCTATAGGTTTGCTGCAAGAAATTAATAATGACTTAAGACTAGCAGAGGATGAGGTACATAAGACGTTTGTTCCTCTACCAGTGTGGAAGTCAAAGAAACCAGTGGCTATTAAGTTCACAAAGGATAACAAAAGGAGTAAGCATTACCAAACAGAGGTTGACCTAGGATGCCACACTAATGATAGTGGTGACTATGGATACTGGACTTACCCCGAATTAAATTTAGGTAGTAGACAGCAAGTAGGAAGACACCTTGTTCATTATGGTTGGAATCCATCTGTCTTTACCGAAACTGGTTTGCCAAAGGTTGATGAGTCTACGTTGAGAGATGTTGACATCCCCGAAGCTAAGATTATTGGTAGGTATTTGATGCTGCAGAAACGCCAGGGCCAAGTGAGCAGCTGGGTTGACGAGTACAATCACAATACTGGTAGGATACATAGCAGAGTACACACTATGGGCACTGTCACACACCGTATGTCTAGTAGTAACCCGAACTTACAGCAAGTTACTGCAAGTAATAAAGAATATGGTAGTGAGATGCGTAGCTTGTTCACTGTTCCTCAAGGTAAGGTGATAGTAGGTGCTGACTTATCTGGATTAGAACTTAGATGTCTGGCTCATTATATGAAAGACCCAGGCTATACAGAAGAGATACTCAGTGGTGATATACACACTGCAAATCAGAAGGCGGCAGGTCTGAAGACAAGAGATGAGTCAAAGCGTTTCATCTATGCGTACCTTTATGGTGGCGGAGATGACCTGATCGGCAAGATATGTGGTGGTGGCAGAGTATTAGGTAAGAAGATTAAGAGTGATTTCCTATCTAACACACCAGCACTGGCTACACTTAGGGTGAAGGTTGAGCACGCATCAAAGAAAGGATGGATTAAAACACTTGATGGTCGCAAGGTCTATGTTCGTAGCCCACACTCAGCACTTAACTTTTTGTTACAGAGTGCTGGTTCTATAATAGCAAAAAGAGCTTGGGCTATATTTCATAATCTCGCCAGGTCCTTAGAGTACAAGCAACTAGGTGTCATTCACGATGAGATACAGATTGAATGTGACCCAGCAATTGCGGATGAGATTGGTAGCCTGGTTGTTAAGGCTATGGAACAGACAACAGATTATTACAAACTAAATTGCCCTATTACTGGTGAATATAAAGTAGGTATTAGTTGGAATGAAACACACTAATTAGAGTAAAATAAAACTAATTTTAATGAGAGAGGAGAGACTATGAAGTCTATAAAAACAGTGGTACAAGATGTATATGATGTAATGAAGTCAAAGGATTATACTGGAGACTTAAATACAATAGCTATGCAAGCGGGTAGAGAGGTTGAGATTGCTCTCAAGGATGCCTTTACACCTAGAGAAGACAGCCGTAGCCTACGAATGTCAGGCATAGGTAGATGTGAGAGAGCACAGTGGTATAACTACAAAGGCTACAAGGCTGAAGAGTTAAAAGGTGAGGTGTATCTAACTTTCTTACAAGGTCACATACTAGAGGCTGTGCTTGTTGCTTTGCTCAAGCTATCAGGTCACACAGTAGAAGACCAACAAAAGAAACACACTGTTGGAGGTATCAACGGTTCACAGGACTGCACGATTGACGGTGAACTAGTGGATATAAAGACAGCCAGTGCCTGGTCTTGGGACAACAAGTTCAAAGAGACTGGTATTGACGGTGATGCTTTTGGGTACATTAAACAGCTGTCTGCTTATGGCAAGACAGACAATAGAAAGAAGGGATACTTCCTAGCTTTCAACAAGAACAAATCAACACTTAAGTTATGTGAGCAAGAACTGGAACAGGACATAGATACTTTTATTGTTGATTTAAAAAAGAAGATGGAATCAGATACACCGCCTATGCGATTGGCTAATAATACAACTTGGAACAAAGCCAAGACAGAAGAGAAGCTGTGTATGACGTGTGCATTCTGTGGATTCAAAGAAGATTGTTATGGCAAGGGAAACTTAGACGCCAGACCAATACCATCTGGAAAAATAACTAACTACTATGTAACAGGAGCTGACTTTTGAAACAACTACCTGAACTAAAGGCATACATCGCTGCAACTTTTGATGTATGCCTAATCTGTGATGAACTAGAAATTGAACCCGAAGAATTACTCGATGCTTTTGAAAAGAAATTAATAGAAAAGCGAGATAGATTCTTAGAAGATTTTGAGGAGACAGGATGGAATACATCGGACTGACTATATGTCTTATACTGTTAGGTGTTGTTGTTATCTATGTTACACACAAGCAAGCATATGAAAAAGGAATAACTACTGCTGTTCTGTTGCATAGGAATGGTCGATTGAAATACAAAGACTACTTAGATGATGATGGTGAGAAGATGGTTGACATAGAAATTGAACCAATAGATGATGAAGACTAGACCACACCCAATTAAAAACAAACTTAAGTATGCCCTAAGATATGACAGGCTATGGCATACTAAAACTATTATTAACAAAAAGAAAGAACAAAAGAAGAGAGGAGTAGACGATGAACAAATTACCTAATGACTATCAAAACTTCATCGCCCTGAGTAGGTATGCTAGATGGTTGCCTGATCAGAAGAGGAGGGAGAATTGGCAAGAGACTGTTGCCAGGTACTTTGATTTTATGAGTGAACACTTGAAAGAAAATACTGATTATGAACTCACATCAAAGACTAGAAAAGAATTAGAAAATGCAGTAGTTAATCTAGAAGTAATGCCAAGTATGAGAGCACTTATGACTGCGGGTAAGGCACTCAAAGATAACAACATCGCTGGTTACAACTGTGCCTACTTAAGTGTAGACCACTGGAAAGCATTTGATGAATGCCTATACATTCTTATGCACGGTACTGGTGTAGGCTTTAGTGTTGAAAGACAGTTCGTTAGTAAACTACCAGACGTACCAGTTGAGATGATAGATGTCGAAGATGTTATTGTTGTACAAGATTCAAAAGAGGGATGGCAGTCTGCGTTCCGCAAACTAATTACATATTTATATAATGGAGAGATTCCAAGCTGGGACTTCTCTAAGGTAAGACCTAAAGGTTCAAGGTTAAAGACATTTGGTGGTAGAGCCAGTGGTCCAGAACCTCTGATAGATTTATTTTATTTTACTACCAACATATTTAAAGAGGCTGGCAGTAAGTTAACTTCTTATGAGTGTCACCGTCTGATGTGTAAGATTGCTGAGGTAGTTGTAGTGGGTGGTGTTAGAAGAAGTGCCCTGATCTCACTGTCTAATTTGACGGATGAACGTATGCGTAATGCCAAGAGTGGTAAGTGGTGGGCAGATACACCTGAGATGGCACTAAGTAACAACAGTGTGTGCTATACAGAGAAGCCAGACATAGGAATCTTTATGAAGGAATGGCTATCACTCTATGAGTCCAAGTCGGGTGAGCGTGGTATTTTTAACAGAGAGGCAGCAAAGAAACAGGTTGAGTTTGCTACTAATGGTAGACGTAGTACAGACCACGAGTTTGGTTGTAATCCTTGCAGTGAAATTATACTAAGAGACGGACAGTTCTGTAACTTAACTGAAGTTGTGATCAGGACAGAGGACACTCAAAAAGACATTACTCGTAAGGTTAGGTTGGCTACTATACTAGGTACGTTCCAATCATCACTTACAAATATCAAAAGATTAAGACCTAAGTGGGTGCACAATACAGAAGAAGAAGCACTACTAGGAGTAAGTTTAACTGGTATAATGGACAACAGTTTTATGAATGGCAGTAGTAGAGGAAGAGGTACTTCTGAATGGAACAGTAATCAGAAGAGCCTACCTGATTTTCTTCTCGGTCTTAAGCACCAAACTGTAGCTGTAAATAAAGAGTGGTCAGCACTTCTTGGTATTAGCCAATCAGCTGCAACCACAGCAATCAAACCAAGTGGTACAGTCAGCCAGTTAGTTGACAGTGCCAGTGGTATACACACCAGGCATAA